CCATTCATTTTAGAAATCTAATTTAACTCTTACTAATGCTTCTTTTGTAAAATCTTTTAATAAAGGTCTTGATAATTTAGCTACTGCTAATAATTCATTATTATCATTATATAATCCAATTGTTGTAGGATATGTTTGAGGATTATTAATAAAATTATTATATAATACTTCACCAGTACTACCTGAAATAAAACTTGGGTTTTCTGAGTAGTTAAATTCAGCGTTTCTTGCTCTTACAAATATAAAATCTGAAGAAATTGTTTCTTGGCTATTTGCTGTATAAGTAGCTCCTAAGTTTAAAGCATTAAATAATATTTGATAATTTAAACCATCTGTATTAGAAACTCTATTAGCATTTACTTTAATTGAAGAACTAATAGCTGCAGGATGTAATAAAAGTGTTCCAATATCAGGTAAAAACCAACCATATGAACCACTGTTTGTACTATATCCATTTGTATTTATACCTGTATAAGGAACTCCGGCTGATCCACTAATTAATTGGAATACTCTACCAGCATCATTAAATGTAATAGAAGAAACATTATTACTATTATCTGTTAAAAATAATTTACCACCACTTCCTGATAAAGCTAAAGTCATTGTACCTGGTAGTAAAGATTCTTTATAGCGATTTCTATCAATTGATATTACCCAAAAATCAGATGATGATATCCCACCAAATATAAAATCGGAATTTTCATCTCCTAATACTAAATTTCTATATTGACCATAAGTTGTTTTTGTAGGTGAAGATCCATCTATACCTGAATTGTACCAGCTACTTCCACTTCCTTGTTTATTACCATAAGCAATAGCAAATTGGATCTCTGCGTCTGCGTTGGTAGATGCTGTTTGATAGATATTTAAATAAAAATCTCCAGATGATCCAGCTTCTTGAACTGATGATGAATAAAATTGAGTTAATGTTGGAGATCCACCAGTCCATAATGGACCAGTTATTGAGTCAGAACTTACTACAAAATCTTCAGGTGCTAAACGATTGAATGACATATTTTTATATTAATTATTTTTAAGATATTTTGGTTACAGTAATAGGAATTGTTAAACGAGCTCCACTATCTCTACCTTCAACTGTTAAAGTTGCTTGTAATTGAGTATTATTAGAACCAAATAATGTATTTACAGTAGTTGCTCTTAAATTAATTGTTGTACCAACAACTGTTTTAGAAACATTTGTACCTAATGTAGTTGTACTATTTAATGCTTGAGCTTGAGGTGTATTAATACCTACTCCCTCAAATGTACTCATTAAACGAACATCGGAAATGGTAGCTGTATAACCAGCTGTTTCAAATGTATTTCCACCAAAATAATTTAATGTTTGAGGAGTAATAGCAAGTGAAGCACCTTGTTTAATTACAATAGCTGAGTATCCTAAATCTAGGATAGGCATTTTAGCTGTACCACGAGGAAGAGTCACTAATTTATATTTCATAATTTGTGTTTCCTGAGGGAATGCTTCTAATAATGGCATATTTTGAATTGCTTCACCATAATAAGCTGATCCTGATGGATGGTTAGGATTATATAATGTATAATCAACTTCATCATCGGCTAAAGCAAATTGAGTAATTCTAAATGAACCATCATTTTTTGCTAGTAATTGTCTTCCTTTTGTTGTTAAAATCGCGTCTACTGTTACAACCGCGTTATTTAAATATCCCATTTGTTATTAAGTATTTTGTTATAAATATTATTAAATTACATTCTTTTGAGATAAATCATTAATTATTTTAGATAAATTCTTTTTTAAGTCTGTTGATGGATATTCAGGCATTAGAAATCCTTCATCTATTTGAGATATTAAATTTGAATCTAAAGTAATTCCTGTTATATAATCTTTTACTTTTCTTCTAATAGTAAAATGATCTATATTGAATCCCCCTGGAGGGATAGGATTATCTAAATATAGATATGTGACAAGAGCGGTTCCTGAACTAGAAGGTAATACATCTATTATTCTATATGATAATGATTCATCATATTCAAATCTTATCTCATCTCCAATTTTTGGCTGACATGTCAATTCAATTGGATCAAATCCAGAGCTAGGAATATCTGCTTGTCTATAATTACCTACTAATACTGCTCCTAAAGCTGTAGAACTAGTTAATACTGTATCATAATTTGATCCAGTAGTCCATAATCCTGGGCCTGCTACTACAGGAATATTTAATCCTTTAGTTGTAATTATAACTCGAGGAACATATTGGAAAGTTATTGTATTTGAGCCTGAGTTGGATATAGTAGCATATATTATATCATTAGGTAAAGGAAAATAACTTTCTATTGTAAGAGATTGGTCTACATTTTGTTGCAATAAAGATACATAACCTGATTTTGAACCTAATAAAGTAGTGGTTGGACCTGGTAGTCTTTCTAACCATAACTCCATTTTAAATTGAGAGGATGATGAAAAACTATTGGTTTTAAGCCTAGCAGTATATTCAATATCTACTAAACTTAATGGAGTACCTAAAAATTCAAAACTAGCTTCGTTGAGTGTTCCTGGTGTACCTCTATTTGGATCAAATCCACTACTACTATCATATAATACATTATATGCTGGATTACTTGTTGCTGGGTTTATCCATATATTAGATGTAACTCCTGGGGATATTTGCCCCCAACTAGCATCTAATCTAGCATCATAATTTTTAATAATACCTGCATTATTAGTTCCTTGTAAATTACTAAAATTTATTTGTACTGGGTTGTCAAAATATGCATTTTCCCCAATAGATGCAGATATAGTATATAGTACTGGTTTATATGATTCACCAGAAAGTACTACAGATTGGGTTGAATTAAATATTGTAGTAGTATTATATAATAAATTAGTATATGCTTTTGTTCTTCTTGGGAATGAATCAACTATATTATAATATGTAGCTTCATCTGCTGCTGGGTTGAATACTTCTCCATCTTCTCTAATTAAATATTTTAAAACTGGGGATGTTGTTCCTTTAAGTATAGGGTTATTTGATTTTAATGAAGTAAAATACCCAAAATATGTTGTTGTATTTTCAACATTTGATGTTCCATTATTTATAGTTAAACTATCAGGATAATTTATAGGATCAAAATTTGCTAATTCTTCATTAGTAAATCCATTTGTTGATGGTAAATTAAATCCATTACTTGTTGTTCTTACTCCTTCATACCTAGATAATCTACTAGCATTAGATTCATATAAATAATCATTTACCTCAGCATATTGTGCTGTACCACTTATGATTTGTTGTAAATTTGAAGGTATAATTCCTCCATTATCATATAATACTTCTCTGTAAAAATCGCAAAATTTGATAATAAATAAGGTTCAAGTACTACTGAGCTGGTTGAGGTTTGAGGAGCAACAGAGTGAGTAACTATCCAAAATGTATTGCTAAGTGAAATAGGAGCATTTAGGTTATTAGTTTCTAAATGATATTGGACAGCTGAATTTCCTATAAATGAACTATTTGTTGATCCTGATAAAGTAAATGTTCTAGTTTGTAGTGATGGGATTGTTACACTTTGTGTTGTAGCAATAGGAGAATAATATATTTCTGTTCCTACATAAGTATTTTCCCAAAATCCAAAATCAAAAGTAACTGAGGAAGCATTTCCATTATATGCTGTAATTGATGCTGTATATCTTGTAACAATGTTTGGTGTTACATCAAATGTATAATAAAATGTATTAAAAGTTCCATTAGATACATTATGAACTGTCCAATTATCTAAATATTGTAACCCAGCAGATGCTGAAGGCCCAATAAAAGATGCTGATAAAGAATAATTTAATGTGTTATCATCTCCAGGAATAAATGATGGATTAATCCATGTTTTAGATGAAACAGCATATAAATAATATGAAGGATATTCTGTTATATTTAATACTTTTAAATCAATAAGACCAACACCACCAGCATCATACCATCTAATATCTGTTAATTCTTGTAAAGATAATGTATTATCATTTCCTTCTTTATCAAATCTAGATATTTTAAGATATGTTATTTTTACATATTTAACTGTTGGAGGTACATCACTAAAATCATCGTCTTCTTTAAATAATAAAATACCACCATCTGGAGGTGCTGTTAGATTATTTATAAAAACTCCAAATTGGGAAGTTCCTTGTACTATTCCATTATCTCTATAAACAGAATATGGAAATACACTATAGCTAGTAGGTGTAGTATTTACTGTTAAAAATTGTTGGCAATCTTCATCTGTTAAATCTCCATTGCTTACTACATAATTTGAACCACTAAATTCTCCATCAATAAATTCTTCCATTGTATTATGTACATAAGGAACTATTCCTAAAGGAGTAACAATAGATTCTGTCCAAGATTGAGTAATATTTACTATTAAATCTATTGTATAATTAGTACCAGGTACAAAATTAGGAAATGATCCTGCTTGACTACCAGTAATATGTTCTATAGGAAATGATTGTTCATCAGTAGAAGCAATATATGTTCTCTGCCCATATGATTGAGTAGCAATACTACTTATTGATCCTGTTATTGTTATATCTTGTAACGACATTAGTATTGTATATTAATTGTTTTTGATGTTGGACTTCCTACAAAAGCAATTGAACTTTGTGTATTAACTTTAGGTTGAGGATATCTATATCTCTCTAATAATGTTGGTTTAATTACTAAACCTGATGCTAATCCTGCTCTTGCTGGTGTAAAATCTTTAATCATTTTAAATAATGAGTTATCAAAGAATTTTATAAGTCTTATATAATCATTCAAATCATAATTATGAGTATACTTAGAGAAATAATTATTTCTTAACTTATTAAAATCAGGGTAATAATTTAACGAACCTGAAACTAATTGTCTTGGGTCTCCAATATACGAACCTATATTGAAATATCCAAGTTGAGCTATAATATCATCGTTAACTTCATCTTGGGGTGAAAAAGCTGCTTCAACATAATTTATATCTTTAGTAAATGTTTCATTAGCTGGAGAATTTTGTTGGATTGAAATATATTGGGATAAAGTGCTACCTGAAGGTAAAACCATATCAACTATTCTTATTTTCTCAGATACTGAGTTTTTAATACCTGCTACAAATTGATTTTGGTATAATATTTCAGTATTAGGATTAAATGTATAAGTACCATTTAATGTATAGTTACTGCCTGCTCCTCCAAAAGATTCAGTTACAGGATATTGAGATATAGCTGGGTGGATTGATGTTCTTGTTTGAGTACCTGATCCGCTGTTATCCAACATTGTTCCTAATGGTGCTCTAAAAAATAATTGATTAAAAGCATTACCTGCTCCTTCTGTAGAATTTCCTTCAATAGAATAAGGATTCATTACATAATCATCAAATTTTTTCTCTCCTAAAATATTTTTATAGAATCTTAATTCTTGAAATGAACCAGAAAAAGGAGCATATGTTTTACCTGCTGTAGTTACAGATGTATTATTACTTAATCTGAAATTTTTATTGGATCCTCCTACCCATATTCCACTAGTATTAACACTGCTAGATGCTTGAAATCCTAATTGACTACCATCATACCCATCATATATATTATTTTTAATATATAAATTAATTGGATATCCAAAAGTATCTATATCTTGAGTTATTAACACTGACCACCATTCTCCATTATAAAATGGTAAATATATACTAGCAGAGTTTAAAGAAGCTGAGTCTATATATTTTAAAGTAGCATATTGATTATAATTGTTTGGAATAGATCCACTATATGAACCTGATGATAATCCACTTCCTGTATATTCTAGAACTAGGTCAAATTCGCTTGCAATTCTTACTATAGATTGACTATAATATGTTGATGTTGGTAATCCAAATGTTTTAAATCTGAATTCAATGCTATTTAGATCTTTAGTACCATCAAAATACGATGTTGGTAAAGATACATTTACGTATCCAGTTCCAGGAGAAGTAAAAGCATAATTAAATTGATCTACAAAATTATCCCATGCTTGATTTTCATATGATTTACCTCCAAATTCATTTATACGTAAAATAGTATCAGGAATACCATAAACATTTACTAACATTCTTAAACCTTCTGCTGTTCCTTTTTTCTTAAGTAACATTGGAAGATTATGATATATTCGTTTATATATTTCTTTATTAATATCATCTACTGGTTCTATTGAAGCAGTTGAAGATGCTGTTACATAAGTATTTACATATTCATATCCTGAAGGTGAAGGTAAAGAGCCGGTAGTATAAGGTAAATTGTATAAATCTCCTGTTGGAGTAATACCTAATAATGCTGAGTATAAATCATTTGATGAAAAGTTGTTTTGGTATATTTTAACTCCTAAATCACGAATAGCTTGTGCTACTATGTCTTTAGAAATACCATAATTTAATCTATTATCTGCGTCAAATTTATTTGTAATATCTTTTAAATATAACCAAACATTATCAAAGTTTTGCCCAATCATTTGAATAAATAATTTATATTGATCATTATTTTGATCATCATATAAATAATTAGGTATAGTATATATTAAACCATTAGAATTTTCTGAGTCATATAATTCTGCAATTAAACTTTGGGTTGCAAACCAGTTTGTAGCAGGAGTAGAAGTTGTTAATTCATTTGTATAAGGATAAACATAATTTGTTTTAGGCCAAGCTGTACTACCTGATTCGTAATAAAGATAATATTCATAACCATCAAAATTGGTTATAATATCATTTATTTTATTTTGCCAAATTACTTGACTACCTGATGTATAAGTATTTAAAGGTAATCCTCCATCAGATAAACTAGCATTATAAGTATATTGTTCAATTAATGATAATTTATAATAAAAATTCTCTAAACGAGTTTGTGCTGAGGAGAAATGAATAAAATTTGAGTAATCAGAATAATCAACATTAATTTCAATTCCCTTTTCAACTAATAAACTATTAATTTGGTATAATAGACTACCTGAGCCTAGTGAGGAATAGTTTTGGGTTAAGGAATTTTTATTAATATATGCTGTTGAATTATTGATTTGGTCTTGAAGATCTAAATTAAAATTAGGACCTGAAATGTAATTCAATAATGTAGTTTCATCTATAGGAGTAATCATTCCTATTTGATATGCTAAAGACTCTGCTACTTGTTCAACTACCCAACATTGAGAATTAGTTGTAAATTCTTGAGGTAAAGGTTCATATAATTTAATTAGAACTGTAGGATCGGATGGATTAGTTAAATCCAAAGCTATATTATTAGCTATAACCAACTTATTATCCCCAAAATTTAAATAAAAATCTAAATAAGTATTAGGATTACTATTTATTTCAAAAGCAAATTGATTTGTTAGATCAACTACATCAATATTATTAATTTGAGTTGTATTTAATCTTAATTCTGTTCTATCAGTACTAATGTCTTGAATATAAAAAGTACTACTTACATTAGAAGATAATTTTCTTTTTAAAAAATTATATAATGTATAATATGTACCTTCTGTGTATCCTTGTGATTCTAAATTACCTTGTGGATCAATTGTAACTAAATTATCTCTAAGTTGATAATTAGGATAACCAGCAACATTACTATATAAGATATTCTGATTTAAATCAAAAATGTAATATTCAATATAATCTACAGTAGGATCAAATGTTATATCTTGTTGAGTAAAATTAGATATAAGAGATTCATCTTTACTAGAATAATTTTGAATTTGAAAATTATTTGGATCTACACTTTGTATATTTACTATCTTTTCCATTATATCTGTTGTGAACCAGAAATAGTTAAATTAACTATTTGTTGATTAAGTTCTAAATTTTGTCTTTGTAACTGATTAATTTCTTCTATTAGTGCTTGAATATCATTATTAATAGGAGTATAATCTATATATTCTGTACTTGTTTTTATAAGATATTCATGCGAATTAGTTTCTCCTGTTTTTGGAATAACATAAAAAAGTCTACTATAATCATCAAAGAATTTATTTATTTCTTCTGTATAATTTTCTTCTAATGATTTAGTTTCTGGTGTTAGAGTAACAGTAGTAGCTAACTGAGAAAATTTAGTATCAATAACTTTTTCATATTGATTTTTAGCATATACTTTTTTATTTAGATTAATAGTTTCCATTATCCGTTAATTACTTTAAAGTAATAATTATTATCTACTATTATTGTTTGCCCATCATAAATAGTTTTAATTACAACTTTATAATATCTTTCTGGTTCTAATCCGTTCATATAAAGTTTAAAATAACTACTTACAGTATCTTGGCTTAATTTAGTATATGTAGTATCAAAATCTATAACATATTCATTAGTATATAAATCTTGAATTGCATAATATGATTCTTCAGGTAAATAATAATTTTTAGTATAAAATGAAGACGTAGCCCATACTCGAGCAGGATATTCAGGTGTTGAATATACTCTAAATTTATTTACACTATCTGGATAAAAAGTACCTGGATTTTCGTTTAAACTAATAGTAAAAGGTTGGGTATTAATGGTTATTATACCTGATGATCCGGTATCAATAATACAATCATTCCATTTAAATTCTAAACATGGGGGATAAATTGTATGAGTATCAATAGAATAATATTTTAACTTGGGTTGATTATTAATATTATTAATGAATTCATCTTTTTGTTTAATAATAAATCCATCATTATTATAAGATCCACTATACCAAGCATCAACTATATTAGTAACGTTTATATCAAGATCTTTATCATCATAAAATCCAAATGTTTGAGATCCACTTAATTCTCCATTTACTGATTGAGTTACATACCATGTACCACCACCTACAGTTACAGAAGAAGTATATGAACCTGTTGTTCCTGGATTGAAAGTACCATTAGTCCATAGTGTGCCATTTTCATAATCTTTGTAATTCCAACTTGCTCCATTAGTTACTTCAGGTACATAAGCAAATCTTCCTGTTCCCATAGTCCATGATTGAGATATAGGATATACTTCAATTGTAGTATTTTGAATTAAACCACTAACATCTGCTATAAAACATTTTAAATTAGTTTGCCATTGAGATCCAGATATCTTATTATCAATAATATCAATTATTTCATCTGAACTAAATTGAATTAATGCTCTATTTACTTGAGGACCTGGGTCTATGTCTAGGTCTAGACTATTTGATATATCTAATATTTCATCTAGTCCTGTATTTTTATCAGGATAAAATGAATAAATTGAAGTGTCTTGTGTTGGGAATATTTTATATACAGCCATGATTTATTTTTATAATGGTACTACTCTTCCTTGAATATCTGCGTCCGGATATCTTACTTCAAATATCATAGGATCTAGGGATGGATATATAACTCCATTTCTTGTTGCTCCTGGAATATCATAAGCATATTGGGAATATCCTAAATTGGTTCCTGTAAAATTTAATATTTCTACATTTTTAACTGTTTGTACTCCGCTTATTTGATCTAATAAAGTATAAATTTCTCTTAAAATAATAGGTTGATTCATTTGCCAATCACTTATTTTAAAATAATTTTGTAATGAAGAAATACAATTTATTAAAACTTGATTACTATTATAGTTAGGTAATACTATAATATCAAAATTTACTCCGATATTAATGATAAAACCATCTTTAATATTAATAGCATCATTTATCATTCTATATTGAGAAAGATAAGTTACTAAATTTTGTTTTAAAGCAAACGAAGCATAGTTTAATTTTTTATTAATATCATATGTTAAAACATATAAATCTAATATACCAGTAGATTCACCAGAAGATATACTTTGAGCTTTAGTTGGTTCAATATATGCTTTAGATATTTCACCATATTGAGCAGGCATAGCTAATGCTCTAACTAAATAATCATCTTGAGTAACATTTCGTTGTTGTGATGCAAAATTAGCTGATGAATTTTGTCTAATTTCTTCAATTGAATCTCCATCACCTCCACCACTTGCTGCTATTGGATTTGTAACTGCTAATGAATTAAAAATTGAATCTGCTAAAGTTGTATTAGGAATATTTGGATTTAAAAAATTAGTAGTACCTGTAAATCTATTTAAGGTATTAGAATCAACATTAGCACCTACACCTCCTCCAGTTAAATATCTAACTGTTAAAGTAGTATTTGAAGGAGCAATCCCATATGTTTTTGTATACAAGAAATTTGAAGGAGAATATGCTGTTGTTAATTTATCTTGTTCAAATGGTAAACCAATACCTACATTATCTGGGTTAGGGGTAATAACTTCATCTGAATCTGCTACTGTACCTGCACCAAATTGAATTTGTAATGTATTTGAGTTTCTTAAACGAGTAGTAAATCTATGTTGTACTTTTTTAAGTTTTAATAAATAAGGAGTATCTCCTGAATATTGAGATAAATTAGGATCATTGGTATTGGTATTTTTAATACTATCATAAATCATTTCTTGACCTAAATAATCTACTTCATACCATTGATTTCCTTCAGTATCAGTACAATCTAAAATTCCTATTAAATTATTTGCGTTTATTTCTACTGTTGGGAATTTTGTTGGGGATCCAAATGTAAATGTAGTTGAATTAATATTAGCAGATACTGCGTTTCTAGATTTTTTTAATAAAAATGAAACTGGTGTGGTTCCAGATACCTGATAAATAGTAACTGTTGTAGGATCTCCTGAACTTGATACAGTAAAATCTACTGGATCAGTAATTAAAAAAGAAACATTTGTATCACTTGTGACAGTTGAATTTGGTGCTATATATAAAGCATAATCAAAATCAGGAACATAAGAACCACCAGATATTTTAGCAGGAACTTTTTGATAAAAATCAACAATTGTATTTGCTACACCAGTTACATTTGGTTTATAACCAAACATATATGCTAATTCAAATAAATTATTTGATTGACGAGCAAATTGTAAGTAATTTTCTTGAACTTGATTATCTAAATAAAATGATAAAACATCACCAACATATGCAGCCATTTCAATAAACATCATACCTGGGGAGGTAGGACTAAAGTCATTATATGTTGTTGGATAATAAGTTTTAGCATAGTCTATTAAACTAGCTCTATACTCACTAAAATCTTTATTTAAATATTTTATATTTCTAGTTACAGCCATTATGTAAAGGTTATTTGGATTCTATCATTTATTCCAGTGTCAAGTATATGATAATCTAGTTTAATTTGAATTTCATTAGTATCAGGATATTGATCTATGCTTATTTTATCAACTTTAACATTAGGAAAATATCTATTTATTAATGATTGAATATCACTTTCAATAAAACCTAAGGTATTTGAATTTATTTGTTCAAATAAATATTCTCTTAAATTTCCACCAAAGTCATTATTTAAATATCTTTCTTGTTTATTTGTTAAAAAATAATTAATTAAATTATTTCTAATAGCATCCTGTGTTGTATATGTTGGAAAGAAAGTTGCAGGAGCATTAAAAGGGAGAGATAACCCAACCGCTGTTCCGGGTTGAGTATCTATAACAAATATTTTTTTTGCTCCAAATGCCATTATTTACCTCCTATTAATCCCATTATTTGATCTAATCCTAATTGGCCTGATGGTAAAGAACTACCTTCAGACATAGTATTCATAGGGCCATTTACTCTAAATTCACCTGTAAATTCTGATTTAGGGCCTTGGGCCATTTCACCTAAAATATCCATATATGCTTGTTTAGTATTTATTGGTGTTTTAGGTACTTGATTTGATGTAAAATTTAAAGTTCTATCATCACTTACTTGGTAAGATTCTCTGATGGGTTGTTTGTTAGAGCGAACTGCTTCAAGTAGAATATCTTTTAATTCATCTTGGATTGCTTCTTTAACTGCTTCTTTAATAAGTTTTTTTAATATGTCAGTTTTCATCTATTATAAATATTTAATTAGTCAGCTTTTAAATTATTTGAGTCAATCAAAAGTTTAATTTCGTTAATTAAAGTTTGATCATCTGTAGAAAATGTAAGTGGTGTTGATAACAATATAATACCTTGAGTATTTTTAGCCACAGCTTTTCTTCTATCTGCTGTAGGAGAATATGGTTCTTTTACTATTTCTAATACAAATCCTTTATATGTACTATTGTTATTAATATTATTAGCACTATTTAATGATTCTTGTAATTGTTGAAGATTATTATTTAATGGTGTTAAATTATTAGGGTCAATACCACAACCAGTTAAATAAGCATCAATTTTTAATAATAAATCTTTTAATTTTAATAATAAATTATTAGCAAAATCTGTTGCAGCTGTAATTGAATTTAATTTATTTAAATTTGTTGTTAGTATAGGAGGTAAAGTAGTATTTACTAAATTAGCAGCATTAACATAACCTGTTATTACTGATCCTGGGATTGGTATAGATGGAGGAGTTGCTACCATAGCTGTACCAAAAGTATTTACTAATGTTTTTGCTATGTCTAAAGATTTATTAGTTGTATCTATAGCTGGTTGGATAGTATCTGTTATTTTACTTAAACTATTAATAAAATCAGAAACTGTATTAATTTTATTCATTATTTGGTTTCTAATTTCTAGTATTTTTTCTAGGTCTTGTTTAGGTAAACAATATTCTTTAAGTTTAGTTATATCCTCATTAAGTGATGATATAGGGATTTTAGATTGTAAATCTATAATTTTAGGTATTTGAGATTCTACTAAACCTACACCTTTATCAAGTATTAATTTAACTATAGGATTCATAATTTATTTAAAAAAATTATTTATTGTTTTAGAAATATCCGAAAGTGTTTGATTTACATTATCAGTAAAAGAGGTTGCAGCATTAGTTTCTCTTGGATCTTTATAAGGTTTATCTGCATTTTGAGCCATATATCTTTTAGACCATGCTTCATTTTTTTTTGCTTGTGCTAATTTTTGAGCTTCTAAAATTTTTGTTTGAACAAATGGATCTTTATCATAAAAATATTCAAAATGCCATGGTTCAACTCTATTATTAGGTAAATTAGGTTTATAATCACGCATTAATACAGAAAACCATCCATAAGCAGGACCATTTTTCTGGAACCATGCTTGAAATTGATCCTGAGGTCCTTTCCATCCATCTCCAGGTCTAACTATTTTTTGAGATTTGGTAGATCCATCTGATGATTGGTATATATCAAGGGCTTTCCAAAATCCATGATTTGAAGATCCTGGGGCTGCTGCTCTAGATGAACCATATTTTTCCCATGCCCACCACTGAGAAAAATCTCTACCATATTTTTCTATTAATTGATTTTCTGTTAATTTTCCATCTCCTGGATTTCCTATTACTCGATGAGCTCCTTCTACATAAAAATTAATATTAGTCATTTTTGTTTGATCAAAAATAACTGATTTAGATTTTTCATTATAAATGGGGGTTGGGACTTTATTTTTTGATAAATAATTTTTTACTCTTTGTAAAGAATCATAAGCAAATGTATACATAAGTAAAGGACCAATAGTATCATTTCCCCAATTAGAATATAAATCTGGAGGGACAAATCCATTTTTAACAGTAACAGGAATAAGTTTAATTGGATCTAAAAGTGTAGTTGTCTCTACTGGGAATCCACCATTTCCGGGTGTTATAGTTTGTTTTGGGATTAAATCTGAAGGTGAAGCCATTTGTTATAAGGTATAATTTCTTTCAGAGGTTATTGAATTAGGAGTAGTTAATTGTTTTTGTAGTTGTTTTAAACTAATATTTACTCCTGTAGCTTTAATATTTAAATTAGTAAATGAAGCTGGTGCTCCTTGTACTACTGGGTCTGATGTCATTGTTTTTAATTCATCTGTCAATGATATAAGAACATCTACTAAATTTGTTAATAAATTAACTGTTTTATTTCCTAACATTAATGGCTCTGTGGCTAAAGCTTCATTACCTAAAAATATATTATCAGATTGAATTAATACTTTTCTAGTATCTATATTGACAGAAGCAGGAGTATTTAAATTAATAGTTTTTGCAGCACTTAATAATATATGATCTGATGAAGCATTAAATACTAATCTTCCTGAGTTTAGTAATATTTGTTTTTCACTATATGCTTTAGGTTCTGTTGGAGGAGAAATTAAAGATCCATCATAACTAGTATAATCTTGTCTAGCTACATTTATAGGAATTTGTTGAGTACTAGTTAGATATATGCTAGATAATGATGAATTTATATTTTCTATAATAGGTTTATATCCTTCTTCATTAGAATAACCTTGACCATTTCTTAAAATAAGAATAGGATCACCATCATTTCCTACTCCTTCAGCAGACCAATCATTGATATCAAGAGAAGCACTAGCTAATACTGTACTACTTAAACGTATTGAATTACCCCATCTTCCTTCTATAATAACATCTCCTTCGAAAGGTTGTAATGGACGAATATTGGATTTTTCTTTAAATGTACTACCTAAATTAATTTGAACTGGTTCAGTTGATACATTACTATAACTACCTAATTCAGCTTGTTCATATGATTTATTTTGTTCAGGTTGAACATTACTAGTATTATTAGGAAAAGCATTATGATGAGGATGATTCCATAATGATATAGGAGATAGATAAAATCCCCCCATTGAATACTCGTTTTCATTCAAACCAGTACTATATGATGGAATAATAACTACTAATTCATTTATTAAAGGAAATTTTTTAAAATTAGAATCTAATGGTTTGGCTATACCTTGTGATTGAGCTCTTTTATCTATAGTTTCATATATAATAGTTCCTATACCATTCCATTCTCCAAAAGCTTTAAATGTTTCAGGAATAGAATCATTTAATATTATATCTATAACTCTACCTATAACTAAAACACTATTAATCTGGTCTTGTAGATTAGTAGTAAAACTAGTATTTGGAGTTGGATTACCTCTTCTATTTATATTAGCCCAAGCCATTATTTTTCTTCTTTATTAATGTTTTCTTGGATTTTATTTATCTCACCTAGTAATTGTGCTTTTTCCTCATCAGAAATTAATAATGCACCTTCACCACCTCCACCACTATTATCATTTGCTATACAACGCTGGATAATGGTAGCCATTTTGATAAGTTGTTCGTCATTTTTAACGCCTAATTCTAGATATTCTTTAATTAACGGAACAACTAAGGTAGCATCTCCAATATCATCAATTAAGGGTTTTAATTCCTCAATTAATGTAGATATTTGTCTTTCTTTTTTCTTTTGGTTTTGATAAATTTCTTGAAATAAGTCTTTTAACTTTTTATCACCAAAAATATCGGATTCTAAACTACTCATAGTATTTTATTTATTATAAATACCGAAAATTAAAATTTTATATATCCATTTTCTAAATAGAATATATAACTATTTCTATAAATATCGTAAAGTTTATCAGCTATTTTAGTAATTTTAGGAGTTTTTGCATCTACCATTTCTCTTATGTAAATATATAGTGCCTTTTTATTAAACACCTCTAAATCATCTCGTTTTCTAAATAACTCAAGTATAGCATCTGCTATCTTAGCATCACCTTCTTTGGGAAATAATTTGTATATATTTGTAGTACAATGATCAATATATAAGTCTGTAAATAAAGATATTTTATCGTTATGTCCTAGTTTATCACTTGGTGAATTATTCTCCTCAATAACATATGTATGTCCATTATCTTCCTCTAGAATAGAGGCGGGTACTGAATTAACACGTTTTTTATAGTTTTTCTCGTTATATAAAATTAACCAACGTTTAACAATAGTTCCAAAATATGAATATGCTTTAGCACCTTTAGATGGATCAAATAAATACATTTTACTAAGTAGGAATGTAATAATTTCATGCTGTAAATCCTCAATATTCTCTACCTCAGTGTAATAAAATTTAAATGTATGAATAATATTTTGAGTAAGTTTGAAAAAAGCATAATGAATTTTATCATTATAAATTCTACTACGTTCCTCTGGGTCAGTACATAAATTATATGCTACAATAGCATCTTCGGTGTCTTGGGTAAAATAATTTTTGCTCATTAATTAACTTTGAAATTATTAAGTTGATCTTGAATTTCTTTAAGTGTTATAAAAAAGAATCCCACTTCATCATCACTCTCGAATGAACCTTTTCGATCAACTTCTTTTAAACGTTTATCTGAATCTTTAATCGTATTAGATAAATTGACCATATACCTCTCGTATGTGATAATTATATCTTCACATTTTTCATTTTTCTTTAATAAATTATAATTAGTATATGATAATAAAATCACTAATACT